AAGCTGTTCCTAGCAGGTCACCACGACCATCAGCTCCATAGGCCCACGCTATTACTACCGCCCACACAAGTGGCAGTAGAAACATCACAAACCCCGCGACAAAGCACCAGACTATTTTCATATCACTCTCCTCCGTGAGCAAGCCCTTGCAGGTAATCATGACCAACGTGCCGCCGGACGTAGAACACAATATCAACCTTCCCGGCATACTCATAAAAAGCCTCGAGATGATCGGCTATTTGAAGCGCTTCTTTCGCAGTTGGCACAAGGCCGCCGACAACCCAAAGACCATTTACGCGCACTTCGTATCCGTATTCTTCCTTGCACGGATCAGGCAGCTTGTGACGCGAAACCCTATCAACAATCTCTTCCACAAGTCCTGTTTTTGCGAAAAATTGCATGGACTCAGTCAATTGATTCATAGTTCCCACCTCCAGAGGCACCCCGGATCAGCCACATTTCAGCTAGTTCAGTGTGCTGATCTGCGGTCACTAGGTCTTGATTCCTTCGGGCCATATCGGCCATTTCCAGATGTTGGCCTGCATACAGTAAGCACTCTCTGGCGGCATAGAATTTTTGAGTGTCCACTTCATTTCTCCGTTTTGTTGTGCCGAGCGAATGCCCGGCACTATGGATCAGAAGGTTTTGACAAGAATGCCCCCGTCAAAGGGGATGGTGATTGTTTGCTTGTTCAGCCAATAGAGAGCCGCTTCCTCGTTAGCTTTAGCGCTGGCGGCTTTATCCGCTGTCCAGCCGCTTTTCTCGGCGGCGCCAGGCGCTGACTCGTACTCTGTCCACCCGCAGAAAAGAGCCACAACGTCAAGTTCAGAACCGCATTCTCTGCGGTCGCCGTCTTCGAGGTAATCAAACAAGGCGCGCAGCCCCTTGTTGGAAAACTGATTATTACGATCTATCTGTGAAAAAGCGCAGCGGAAACTGTCAAAGTCGATTATCTGGTACATGTGCCACTCCAAGTTTGGTTGTGCGTTGTGTTGCACCGGGTTGGTGTTCCGAAGATTTCGATAAGAACGTCGCTGTCAAAATTAAGTACCGTAGTGCGGCGGCGTAACCATTCAAGGGTTCAAAAGTCTTTGACTATGCTCAGAATCTTTTGACGATAACGTCGCCGTCTGCTACTTGTGTATACGGCGGAATTCTTGCGCCTTCGAGTACTATAGCGCGCTCGCCGATGCGAGTTTCAACACCTACGTGGACGTAAGGAGAAATACTGACCCTTCGACCGATGTGCGCGCCATAGCCCACAATCGTACTTTTGCAAATTACCGATTCTGATCCGATTACGGTACGGTCATGTATTACTGCACCGTCGCCAATGATTACACCATGACAGAGCACTACGCCGCTACCTATATGCACGTTCGTACCAATGACTACTTCGTTGTAGATTACTGTACCCGATCCGACGCTTGTGCCCACTCCAATGACAGTGCCAGCGTAGCACAGCACGTTTGGCTGAATGTTTGCGCCTGGGATGGTGGACAACTCTCTGGGACGCATCCAACGAGCGGGCCGTGTAGCAGACATGTTATTCGTATTCATCCTCATCCTCCTCCTCAGGGGCATACTCCTCAGCGTCTTTGACGCCAGCAGCCTTCAGCACTAGGTAGCGAATGAGTTCAAGGCGCATGGTGCGTGGGTAGCTTGCTATGCCCCACGCCTTCGCGCAATTCGCGACGTCCTCGAAAGAAATTCCTCCGCCAGCGTCATCTGATTCCCAACGCTTCTTGAACTCCTGTTTTGCCATGCTCAAGGTCTTCATTATCTTTCGTCCAGTACAGCTTTGATGGCAAGCTCATTGAGGTAGCCAATGCCGGTTGCTGTCAGGTTGTTCTCGACCCATTCACAAGGACTTCCGTCCCAGCATTCCAGATGCCACTCAATTTCCATTTGTGCTGCAGGATCATTGATCGAGCCTCGTTGCGGGCAATAGTGATCGATCACGATATTGAAAGGTAGCTGGTAACGCTTGCCGTCAATATAGGTCAAAGCATCAGTTGACATTTTATTCGCTCCTATCTGAATGCGGCATCAGTCCAAGAAGTTCATAATGGCGAGGCCGTCGAGGTTCTTGGACGCGTGTGCTGTCGACAGCATTGAATAATAACGACCTGACAGGCGTTGAACGTCATGCCCTTCATCGTGGAATTTCCAGAGTCGCCGATTAAAGACATACAAGGTTATGGCGGCCCCGAATGTTTCCGGAGACATCTTACCTTCATAGAGGTTGTATGTGGAATATACTGCGTACCTTTCTACCTCCAGCGGAGCTACGAGGAATGAGAACTTTTTGATCTCTTGCACTCCCCAGGAGCCGTTCGTTTGCTGCATGTCGAAGGAAGTGAACCTCTTGAACGTGTGGCGGAGGTATTCCCTCAATTGAGTCTCATCAAAGAGGATTGTCGGTGGAGTCGGAAACATTTGCGCAAGTTGCGCCTGCGTTGGCAATTCGATTTTAGTCATAGCGGACCTTCTCCTTGTTTGCTGCTTGCTGCTTGCTGCTTAATCTTTATTATATAGCAGTCTATAAACAATTTCAAGGGCTTGGGGGCAGGTTCAGGTTCAGGTTCATGCCGTTTCTGATCCTAATGTGCCTTACCTGTCTAATTGCCGCCAACTTGGACGGGAGTCCATCAATCCAATCGTCCCAGACTTCATCAAGGTCTATCTCTTCTCGATCATACCCAAATGTCTGTACTTCCTTGAACACGGCTGATTCATATTCAGCTAAGGTTTTTTCTACCTTTGTAAATCCTCGAACTGGTCTCGACATCGTTGGTGGTCCTGTGTCAATGTGCGGTATGCAGTATGCAGTATGCAGTATATCACGTCTAATCCGCGCTAGTACAGATTTTATACCCAGCATTTGCTACGGCGTTCAAGAGTTGGTCAGGCCATGCGTCTAGCGGTAGATCCTTTTCGTCTAGGACTTCAAGCGCATCGTAAATGACGGTGTTCAAGCCCATTGAATTGCTTGTTGCGGTTGTTGCGATTGTTGCGACTCGGCGCTTCAGCTTCTCCAGCTGTTTTTCTACCCTATATGCCGTAGACAGAAGGTAATTATACCGGTCAAGTTTAAGCTGTAGTTGCGGATGGAGCAGCTTATTGTTTGCATTGGTCTTGGCCACTTCTTTGTGCGTCTTTCGCAGGTTAGTATGTACCTGGGAATTAAATACTCGGAGCAGGCACGACAAATCGTTAAACAGAGCCTTTTGGTCTTCAATGTTCATTATAAACCTCTTGAGTGGATAGAGTCACTTGCGATGAGAGCCTCGGCATCCATACGTTCAGCATCGCCGAATGGATTGTCATCTACAGCTTGAAAGGCTGTCGCCCGCAATTTGCGTATACGCTTAGTATTGGCCTGAGATTCCTCTTGAAGGTCCCGCTGGAGCTTCACGAAATCTTGCGACCCAAAATAGAAGTCTGTGTTCCATCTCTTGATCATTCGCTATTCCTCCTGTAGACGACTTATCTGCTCGTTCAAGTTCTCTAATTCCCGTAATAGAGATTGGTCGAGGCTTGGATTTGCATGTCTGTCGATTTCTTCTTTTTCACGCGCCTCACATCCTATGAGGGGCTGCCTAGTAATATCTCTTTTGCATTGACATACTAAAGCCTCAGGAGAGATCCCTGATTTATCCTTATGTATCATGCACCAAGATAGAGGGTCGAAACCGGGGGGAGCTGCTTCGAAAGAGGCGCAGCCGACTAAACTTAAGCCTACGCTTAACAGGATTCCACAGTTGCGGCTACGATTATAGTAGCGACGTGGATGACTTCTTGGGCGCAGTAAGAATTCTGCAAAGTCGCCGTAGTGTACGTGCATGTTCGATTTCTCCTTGATACTTCCGCATTGCCTCAGCTAAGGCCTTAGACCGGAGATCTACAGTTTCGTCGCATCCCAGCATGAGTTTGATTTCTAGGATACTTTGCGCAGCAGGTTTCACCTTAAGCATGGCGCCAGGATCCACGGTGGTATTCAATAGTGTTTTTGCATTTCAGACATTCGACCGTGCTACCTGCCTGCACATGCACTACCGGCAGGAATGGGAGGACTAGCTGGCGTAAAGAGTTGAGACAGCAGGGATGCAAAGAATGTGGCTTCAAAGTTAGAGGGTAAATCTTGGTCTTCGTCTTCATTTACTTTCTCCTCTTATTGATGATGAAATATTATAACACACTTATGATGGTCATTGCAAGTGTTTCAGAGGCTCAATCTTTAAAGCCTTGATTTGAGCTCAGGTCTCGCAGGATTAGTTGCAGCCTGGCGAGACTATTCCATGCAACATGAGCTGCGTGCAGCAATTCACTTTCAGTATCGGTATCTTCTCCTTGCAATTCAGCGAATAGGTGTCGCAGTAATGCATCAGTATACCGCTCCCTACCACTGGACACTTCTAACCAACCATGCTCAGTGTATTTCTCAGCCCCGTATGTGCCGACATTTACTACAGCAGTCAAAGCTTTTGCAAAGTCTCCAAGCACCAACGACATCTTGAGCTTGCCTTGATCGAGTTTTACACCTTTATCTGTGCTCATTTAATTCACGCCTCGGAAATGTCAAGAGGAGAACGCCAACATAAAAACCTTGGTTGGCGCGGTGCATTTTTCGTTCCATAGGGTTTAAACTTGTATTTGCAGATTTTGCCTAAGTATGCTTCGGGGTTAGACCAAATATGATCGCGCTGTGCGCTATCCAAGCCAGTACCCAATTTCAAAGCCACTCCGCTGTAGATGTCTTCGACTATTAGCGCGCCCAAAGAGCCTGCTTGTGACATACCCGATGCTACGGACGAGCGCTTAGTATATCCAGTCTCATTCGTTATGGGAGTGTTGTTGTTGTGGTATAATTCCTCATAACCGGTTACTTTGGCCTCTGAGGTTGCGTAACGTACCAGTTTCAAGGAAATACGGTCTTTCACAGTAGATCTGCCAGTTTTGTAGATTCCCTTTGGGTCGCGCAGAACTAAGCCTTCAAATCCGTTGTCTAGGGCTATAGCTTCGACATTTATGAGGTCCTCGATGCAGGTTACTAACTGCTGGCCCAGTATATGGACATGATCTAAGGGTACAGTTTTGGATAGCTCATCCATGCGTTTTTTGAGATGTGCTTGCCGCATTTCAAATGGCATGTTTAGATTGGAATCGTCGACATAATCGAACAGGTGGTAGTGTAGCGTGCTACTGCAACCTTGCGTCATTACGTCCGAATAAGTTTCTGTTGGACCTTTGACGCTTATAAGTTCCCCGTCGAAGTTATCGCCTAAAGTTCGTGCCAACGTTTGAGCAAATTGGGAAGGGATAGGTTTCAGTGCGCATGACAACATTTGTCCATTACGTGTTAGTCCCCTAATTCCGTCAATCTTGTTGGAGGCCAATAAAGGGAACAATCCATATTTCTTGTCCCATTCGATGAACTGCGCTAAACTTACTGGGGATTTAGCCGCCTTTAAGGGCCTGAATAGCATGTTCTTGATCCTCGGATGCCTGGTTAAGGATTATGTCTTGCTGCAAGTCATTGATTCTGTCGTTTAGCTTCAAGGTAGGCTTTTTATTGCTAATTCGGGTTTTAATGTCCTTTAGATTTTGGAAAGTTTGCCCTACAGTGATTTTGGTATTGTTGGAGTGGCTATACCAGACTTGCGATATCGACCAGAATAGTGTAGTACATTTGCTGAGTTCGACGTCATGAATTGTATTTTTCACATAACCCCCAATGAGTGCCAATTTTAAAGTCCACTGTGAAAGTAACAGGCGTATCAAGCCATTCACAAGGCAAAGTCTCCATTACTTCTTTAGCCTTGGCCGCAATTTTTGCAATGATTTGAGGTTCATTAGGCAGCTCGAGAAGAAGAGAATCATGTACTAGGTTCACTATGGCCGCGTCATTCTCTCGGAGGAATGGGAAAAGTTCTACTCCAGATAGGTTGGTAAAGAATGCGATGGTACTTTGCATCTTAAAGTTGGCGAATTCGTTTTGTAGTCCCTTCAAATTGTTGGGGGACACTATCCCTGCGCGCCGTTTATTTCCAAATACCGTCTCCAGATTTTTACCGAGCAAAGGAGCTTTACGGCATTCTGCGATAAACTGTGCCGCTTTTGGCATTCGCGCAACCCAAGCATCAATTAGACGTTGAGCTTCAGCAGAACTTATATCGAATTCCTCAGCGATGCTAAAAGCTTCACGGCCGTATGGAATGCCGAAGTTTATGGCCTTAGCTCGAATTCGTTGATCGGTAGTGAAGTTAGGTCCGTACATGCTTATGGCAACCTCATCGTGCAGATTGCGCGTATTGTTAACAAAGATTGAGGTCAGGAATTCATCCTCGCTAAGAGCTGCTAAGGCTCTAAGTTCCGCCGTATTGTAATCCGCTTCCAGCAGGATTTTGCCTGGAGCAGCGCAAAACATACGACGCAACTTAGAGTTGCGAGGTATATTCTGGATGTTAGGCTCTGTCGATGATAATCTCCCAGTTGTCGTCGAATGTTGTTTGAAAGTAGTGTGTATGCGACCGTTTACCTGCAGTTTAGCTGCCGGCCTAATGTAGGTGGATAATTGCTTGCCTAAGCGCCGATGCTCTAGTATCAGAGCTACTACCGGATGCTTATCGAGTTTTGTTAGTACACCCTTATCGGTGGATGTTGGGATTTTGTCTTTAATCCGTAGCTTCAGCTTACCGAATAGGGTCTGCTTAACCTGTGCTGGGGAGTTTGGATTGAGTTTATATCCTAGAATGTCGAACAATTTGCCTTCGACTGAGGCAATTTCAGTCAATACTTCTTTTTCATTTTCCGCCACATATCCTGTATCGACTTGAATTCCCTCATACTGCACTAGGCCCAACATGTGGCTGATGGGCAGTAAAACTTCATCCACGAGCCTGCGCAGTTTTGGCTGTGTATCTAATGTAGCCGCCAAAGAGCTATATATATGGAATGTCTTCTTGAGGTCCTGCGCTAAATACCACTGCAGGACATCAGGAGGAACTACGTCATAGGAGGTCTTTTTGTTTGGGAGATAAGGATCTAGTACGTGCTTATGCGTAGGTGCTCCTAGAAGATTTTTGGCCAGTTCATCCAAATCATGTGACTTAGAGGCCTCAGATAGAGCATATGACATCAGCCCAGTATCAGCACGTACAATGTAAGGAGTATTCCTCAGTAAGTTTGCATGGCGTAGGAAATTGTAGTCGAACTTACCGAATTGGAAGATGAGCTTAATTGCCGAATCCTCTAATAGAGCCCTCAAAGCTTCTTGGGCTAAAGGATCTTGCAAAGTATCTCGAGATACGATGTATGCCTTATCCTCCTCACTATCCTTGTAGAACCCGACCTCAAGAAGTCTACCTGTAAAGCATGACAGCGAAGAGGTTTCAACATCGCAGGCTACCAGAGCTTCAGACCCAGGTTTGAGGTCTGATTTCAATTGCATGTGGTACTTTCTAATATCTTCGGCAGTCTTCAAAACAGCGTACCCAGCTTCAATCCATTTTGCACGTCTATCGGATTGAACTTGCGCCGGCTTATAGTAGCTTAAAGCCAACTCTACGTCACTTTTGAATGTAGGATAGTGGCCTATGCCTCGCAATAGAAGCGCCGGATGTGGAGTCGGAATAACAGTGACTGGCCTTGCCTGCGAGTTTAATACTATTTTGTACGGGATTCCTCTGAGTTGCATAATCTTGAACTCATCCCTGCCAGATAAGGCCATATTTGCAATATTACCTAACGCCAATATAACTGTTCTTGGGTATTCTTCGAGTTGCTCCATCAGACGGTTTCGACATGCTCGAACTGCTGTCAATCTAACTTCTTTGTCCAGTCTGGTCCTAGCCGCCTGGGTCATATTAAGTTTGCCTTTAGAGACCGTTCGGCATTGAATCGCATATAAGATGAAAAAGTCGTCGAAGTCCAAATCCGAAGGCAAAGACTTGTCGATTAGGCGGCCGGCGGCATCGCAAAACAAAAAACCCCAGCGCAGATCTTCCACGCTAGGGCTTTCGGACACTATCACGAACGGACTCTTCTTGTTTCCTCTAGAACCTAATCTACGAGCCTTTGGGTTGGGACAGTTTAAGCAGCACACGGCAGGATAAACCTCTGCGTCGGATTGGGGCTGCAGATAGTTGGTTTCGGTCTTGGTCTTATCGCATACCATTGTATTCGCCATCGATTGGCTGGATGTAATTATTGACATAGCGCAGGTTGTATTCTACGCAAACCCATTGAGGTGTAGGGATTGCGCCTCGCCAATTCCAGTAGTCCCCTCTAGTACCATAGCTAGCTTTTGTATCCTGCACGTCAAGAAGCTGTTTCCCCAACCCAGCTCGGATAGGGACTGCAGAGTCAATACCCATTACATTGCAGTACCTGCAAGACTTGAGGTCATCTTCGATATTGTCGGAGAAGCCCAGTAGGTGTATAGGATAGTCGTAACCTTGCAGCCATTCAAGTAACGGCTGCCGCGAACCCATATGCTCTACAATAACGCGCGGAACAGCAAAGGCTTTAATGCCTAACTCACGCATAGCGAGGAATGTGCTAGTGCAGCTCCACATATCATGGCCCTGTACAACTCCCATTAAAGGTCTTTGATTCTTGAACGCCAATGCGGAGTAAGTATCCAAAAATTCTGCGGCCATGTCTATCGTTAGTTGGCTGTTGGACAGTGCATCCGGAACAATAATATAGTCAGCATTGACGATGCTTGCTGCCGACATTAAATCCGTTGCCTGTAAGGCGTGGCCCAATTCAATCAGGCTGTTGTCCATGATGATTAGGCTATCGGAGTACCTTGCCCTGATATTTTTAGCTAGGACTTCGTAGCGACTCTGATGAGCTAAAATATCGTGGGCCAAAAGTAAATGGTAGCCACCTAAAAGGTTGCCATCCAGTAATTGCTCTGCAATGTTCAAAGGTACTACGGGAGCGAATCTCTTCTTTAGGCTCATTATGATTTGATTCCTCAGAAACAATTATTATACGCCAATTTCAATCGAAAATCAAGTGCCGCTCTTGCATAGTTCAAAGAATTCTTGGCGGGCCGAAGGTACATCCCTGAAAAGACCTCGAACTGTCGACGTTATAGTAGGAGTATGTGGCGTACGAATTCCACGGCCTTGCATACAACCATGCGTAGCTGAAATTACTACAATTACGCCTTTGGGGCACAGATTCTGCTCCATGTAATCTGCAATGAGATCTGTGCATGTTTCTTGCATCAGAGGTTTTGATTGGCCCACTGCCTTGACTAGGCGAGCTAGCTTGGACAGACCGATAAGGCGGTCATTCGGAATATAACCCAGCGCGCAGGTACCTGTAACGGGGAGCAGGTGGTGTGGGCATATCGTATTGAAGGGTATCTGCTTTTGGACCAACATACCTGCGTAGCCGGAAACTTTGTGCATGAAATCGAAGCTCTTCTCCATTATAGCATCTATCGCAGCTGTGCCCTGATGGTACTCGGTCAAGTGCTGTACAAATCTCGTAGGCGTATCTTTGTAGTTGAAGTCCGTTAAATCGTAACCCAAATTGGTCAGTGCATCTGCAATGTTTTGAATCGCCAACGCTTCTTTGCTTTTAGTAATCTTTCGCACGGGTTAATTCCTATTGAGTCGTATCAGGGTAGGCCGAGTATCTTATGTAGCTGCAATGACACGCGATAATTGAACTTTATCGCCAATTCTACTGCCAATTTCATATTACGGGCTGTACGGACGAAATCTCGAGCTTCTGTCGTGATTGCCTGATCAGAGCCGGAATTGGAGATTTTTACCTTTTGACGCTGTAGCTCCAGGATTTCGGTTACGCGACTTGTACTGTACGCCTCACAAGGTTGAAGCCATATAGTATCAGCCCTCGTAGGATGGAAAAGATCCTTATATTGCACAACTCCTTTTTGCTGGGTATTAAAATTAGGTATTCCATTGCTTTCGTTAACACCTAAATCTGCGTCGATGATATATTTCCAATGTCTACAGTATTTTTGTACCTGTGCATGAGCTGAGACAGTTTTAGGCGAACATACTAGATGCAATCGAGGAGCCAGAGCAGGATCCTCGAATAGGGGCGTTAAATCTTTTTGCCAAATGTTACCGGCCGTTTCAATTTGTACGACATTTAGAGGGTTTTCAAGTAATGCAAGGCATAGTGGCGCGATATTCTGCCTGAGAGGCTCACCTCCTGTAAGCACATACAGATGAGTCCCTCGAGCCAGTTCCTGCGCTTCAGCTGCGACACTTACAGTAGCGCGGGATTCCATATGGCTTTCGAAGTCTGTGTCGCAGAAATGACAAGCTAAATGACAACCCGCCAGCCGGATAAAAAGCGCTGGGACGCCTGCAAAAGGACCCTCACCTTGAATAGTAAGGAAGATTTCTTGGGTAGCAAGTACTTTACCATCATCCCTTAGGACTTTTCGGGTAGGGTTTGTTCCGAACATTGTGTTTCCTCAGAAATTGGCTGCATCAGCGAGTAGGCCGTTGCACTGCATTTACGTGTCTCTTCAACCTGCACTTTTATTAGCTGCACACCTGTACCCTCTAGCTGCTTAGGACCAATAATATACAGCAGGACATGCGCGATAATTTCTGCAGTAGGATTGAAAGGCACGACGACCACAGTAGAATCCAGCAATTGTAGAGCTGCTGCGCGAGGATCTTCCTGCCAAATCAGAAATCTGTGGTCCCATTCCTCCTCCAACCAGAGGCACAACTTTTCTTTGATACAGGAAAAATCGATGACTCTACCTATGCTGTCGAGTTTTGCGGCGGCGCATGTAAAATGAACACGGTAGTTGTGCCCATGTAAATGAATGCATTTACCTTCATGTCCTGTGACAGTGTGGCCGCACGAAAAATCATGGTATCTAGTACATGTGATCATGCTGCGTACTCCGTAGGATCTTCTACACGAGCCGTCTCGAAAGCTTTCTTGCGAGATCTGCAGGTCGCACACGTGCCACAATGTACCGCGCCACCTTTGTAGCATGACCAAGTATGCTCAAACGGAACATTCAATCTGAAACCTAGACGGACGATGTCGCTCTTAAGCATTTCGATTAGAGGAGCTCGTATGCGTATCTGATGGTAGCTACCAATATACATAGCAGCCCCCATAGCGCCTATAAAGTCGAGCCTGCAATCAGGGTAGGCATCGTTAGCCGCATCTTCTGCATGAGTACCGATAAAGATCTCAATGGGAACTTTATTAGGAACTGTACCGGCAGCGAACGAAGCTACTTTAGACAACATAAGTCCGTTGCGGAAGGGTACATACATAGGGGATACTCCGGTAATATCCCCATAGGAAATATCGGGCACGGCCGCATCTTTGTCAGTGAGCATAGTTTTCGGCATCTCCTCCAAAGCCATTACCTTATGCCCGACCCCCATCGCCGTCGCGATATATTTTGCTTGGGTAATTTCGATGCTATGTCGTTGCTGGTAATCGAAAGAGATGGCAGTAATCTGTTTGCGGTCGTAGGACTGCAGTGCAACAGCCAGACATGTTGTACTATCAAGTCCGCCGCTAAGTAACACAAAGGCGCGTCTATCTTGCATAGCATCCTCCAGGAATAGGAAGGGCTCTAGTGGCCGACAATCTTCAATTCCATCTTCGACCTCTAGAGCCCTTGATTTACATTTGAACGATAACGCAGCCGCTGTTACATGAAGCCGGCGTCAAGAACTCCTGCAGCCATCACATCACGAACGTTGTTGCGAGCAACACCCTCGTAGGGCTTAACATCTACTCGGATGCGACATTCCACACCTACAAGGTCGTCATTCTGAGCCACTTCCTGCGGCTTGAACGCCTGACTTGCAAGGTTCGGCGCGATTCGACTGAGAATCTTCTTGATCCGCGGCCGCATGTTCTCCGTGAAAGGCGTGTGGAAGAACAGACGACGGCTTGCAAACTCGCCTTCAGTGATTTCAAACACCCAAGTCCACATAGGGTTCCCTGAGGACTTACTCAGCCCGTAGGTAAGCTCAAGAACAGCCGCAGGATAGACCCCTCGCGGGATTACAGGAAATGATCCTGCATCTGCGTCTACGTCACTGAGGTCAACCACCAAGTTGTCGTAGTCGTCCTGTGCAGCTTCGACATGCTCGTCTGCATCTACATCTGCATCTGCACCGCCAAACATGTTTGCATTTTCATTCTGCTTCTTTGCCATTTTGAAACTCCTGTTATCTATCGACTATTTGAGGGCTGAATAGCGACACCAAGGGGCCCTCTACCCTTGATTCTGTTCAATAGGTCATGAGCCATCCAATCCTACGCTATCCAAAATGGTCTGCATTGTAGGGTTGTTCCAGCCCATTTCCTTGAAGTTAGAAAAGCGGCATTTGGCATTTATTTTGCTAGATGGCTGCGCTTGGAACGTATGCACTTTCTTGCCGTTTTCGCCTTGCCCTACTTGCGCAAACGTGACTACATCCATAAATCCCTGACATTGCTTGGCAAGTTTACCTGAGAGAGACGGTTGCCATAGCATACGTTTCTGATCGTCCTGTACGTATGTGGCCCCTGAAGTAAATATGATGTGCATAGGCAGGTCACGAAACTTGCGAATCAACCGCAAAATCTGGCTATAATTCTTTTTATATTCTGCCCATTCAGGTGAAGCCGTTTCTTCGTCCAGTCGAGTTTTATCTGTCACGCCCAAGAGTTGGTACATCGAATAAGTCTCGGCCTCAGTTAGGGAATCGATAATGGCAGTTCGATACGTCCTCGGCGGAGTGTCGGGATTGTAATTGCTGCCCATCAGCTTCTCTTCTAACTGCTTTAACCCTTGCGTGTTATCTGCATCTCGATAGGTACAGTGTGCGCGTAGGAATTCTTGAATTCGCGCCAGCGTCGAAAAAGTTTTCACACTGATCACGTCCATATGCTTGATGGCGACATCGTGAAATTCCGGCTCAGTCGCAATAGTTAAATCGCCGGCCTCACAGTCGATGAACAGAACGTCGCGCATATTGGGGACCATTACAGCCGAACCTGCAAGTCGAGTTTTGCCTGAGCCATAATCGCCATAGATCAGAATCTTCAGCCACCTGACGTAGTCCGATAGAGGTTGAATTGTAAACGGAATAGTCGGAATGCTATTTGTAGTTGCGGCTACAACAGTCCGAGATCCTGAAGGAATAGTGTTTGCGGCTCCTTGTCTGATTCCTGCCACAGGTTTCGCTCCTGTGCCTGCTCCTGTTGGTTTAGCTGCGGCGTCAGGGATATTTCGCTTGGGTGTGGTAATAGGTTGCGCCATTTTGATTGCTCCTTTTCTCTCTGGGTTAAGCCATTTGCGGCTGCTACGGTTAAATCATCTAGTTCGCTCTGGTAATCGCCATTGCTATCCATGGCTACACATGCCGACATCAAGGGGCACATGTATTCGCACATTGCCGTAGGATTGGGGTAAAGCGGCAAATCGCTATTGCAGATGTCCTCAATTTCCATTTGAAGTTTCTGCTCAAAAGACGCAATCTGATGTTCGTTTCTGCTGATGCTTTGACGCGAGATGAATTTATCCCCATCATAGTCCTCAACCGAAATTAAGGTCTCGTAGCATTTCATTACATCTGGGGGAGCTTTTTGCAAGTCGCCATATATGGCGTTCGCGGCTGCTCTATACAGAGCCCCTGTAGTGTTTTGTGTTTTGCAGACTGATAGTTCTCCGTTTTTAAGAATGCGCGGCGCCTGAGGAGCCTGCTTCTTATGCTGCTGATATATACAGCCTGAGACTTTACGCTTGTAATGCTCTTGCGCACACCATACGTAGGCGGTTACTTGGTCGTCGACATCCAAATGTGCCGACTTAAAAGTCTTGGCGGATTTGTATTCCATGACCCACAATTGTCCGTAGCAATCCTCTACCATTCGGTCAATTGTAAAGCCATAATAAATTGGGTAATTCTCGGCAGTCACCAACCCCGTATTCACATGCCCATTAACTTCGCATTGCGGCACGCCGTTCCATATGAAGGTTTTGTATGGTTCTCTATTCCAGAGCCACGTATCGACGTAATAGGCCATCATCGCGATGCCTAAGGGTGTTAATTCTGAGTGGTTATGAGGCGCTGTATTAGCCCTAAGTGTCGCTATGGCGTAAGCTTGGAAGGCTATATCTGGGCGCCCATAACGATTATCGCCATGATAGTCTTCTAGGGCGTAGTGCATTCCCGTACCAAACCAAAAATAATCTGCCTGCTCCCTCATGCTACGACTTTGTTTCAAGTGGCTCATCCACCCCCATAATCTCCGGCACTTTTTGAACAAAATGCGGTCTGATGTACGCAGGATGAAAGCATTAGGATCGAAGGCACTCTCGCTGAGTGTCAAAGCTTCTTGATCTGTCCAGCCTTTTAACTCGGTCGGATGTTTTTTCATGAGGTTCGCCTAAGCTAGATTAAGCTAAGTTATTATTATAACGAATTCTCAAACAAAAATCAACGGCCTCATTTTGAGAACCTCCGCGCCATGAACTGATTTACATTGTATGCTTTATCGTTCAGGACCTCACGTACATCGTCGTAGACTGAGTCTTCCATGATGATGTAATTTACCAGGCAAGGTACTGTTATAATTGAATCATAGCCCCGCAATCGGCCCTCCGCTTGGTAATTGGCATTAGGATCCCAAGAAAAACCAAGCATGTAGGCTACATTGGTTGTATCGATCCGGAAACTTTGAGCGAAAGAAATAGTGCAGAGCAGGACTCCTCGATTCTCTTTCCATTTAGCGATGATTTCGGGTAATTCTGCGGGCTCCGTTCCGCCCATAATTTTAAATACCCTATTTTTGTTAATGCCTGATGTCAATAGACCTTGTTCTAGGCAATTTAACGCCGTCCTAAAAGGCGAGAAGATTACAGTATGCGGTTCCTCTTTAACTTGCCCCACTAAATAGTCAATGGCAGGTCCATACTCTCCCCTCTCAACAACTATCCTAGGACACAAGGCCAATTGTTGCAATTTCATTAAAGTCGCGAGCCTTGAGGATGTCAAAATGGTTTGATTTTCGCAAATCAAGTACATGTCCCGTTCCAAAGCATCGTATAATTTTCTTTGCGTCGCGGACATTGGCAGTCGCAAAGGGCGTCGAATTACAGGACCGCAAACTTTATTAGGCTCGGCAGGATTAGCGGGGCTAGTGACGAATTGTCTTCCAGCCTCTGCCCAGGTACGGCTTACGTAATAAGATCCACGTAACATTGCTGCCAATTTTGCTGCATCGCGAGGTCCGCCTATCTCAACACCAAAGACACCTTTTTCGACGATACACCAGGTATAGATGAATTGCCAATACGATCGGAATTCTTTGGGGCTAATATAGTTGAGTATTGGCCAAAGGTCTTGAGGTCCTCTACTGGCCCAAGTCGCAGTGCATCCGATGAAGTATCTGCTTTGCACCCTTTTTAGGGCCTTAAAGGTTAGATTCCGTTTACGAAGGAACTGATCTAACTCGTCAAGGATCACTAAGTCAAAAGACATTTTACGCGACTTCGGAACACTCCACACTAGACCTCTAAAGGAGGCATAGGAAACTATATAGACTCCCGGGATATTTTTATTAAGTGCTGTCTCCCATAAAGGATCGCTGTACCCCTTCAATGAGATGGTGTTAATACCGCACCATTTTAACAGCTGCGACTGCCAGGTCATCAAAGACGACTTGGTCCCAACAATCAATACCCGATCCACTCTCTGTCCAGCCGCCAACCATTTACGCCATGTTAACATGCTAATGAAGGTTTTGCCTAGGCCTGTAGCATGTCCTAGTACGCATCTCTCATTGCGGAATGCGAAGTCCGAATCTTCTTGTTGAAAAGAAGTCGCAGCCGTCTCTAAGGGAGAAGGAGAAGGAGAGTTCGCCATTACTCCTCCTCGTCCGCTTGAGGCCTTGAGGTAGGCAATTTGTCCTCTTCTCCGCGTTTTGGTTTTCTAAAGGACTTATTTTTATCTAGGGCCGTAAGACTCTGTGATTTTAGAGGCCACAAGCCTTTTTCAATATACAGACTTCGAGTGGCAGCATAAGAAAGGCCTAAATAGTCCGCAACTTCACGTGCAACTACTGGAATGCCTGTCTTGGGGTGGGGTATTCTCACTGTATTGCGCTTATTTGACGCTTGCACTAGAGCCGTTGCCCACATACAGTTTTCCGGAGAATAATCCCCGTTAGCGTCTTTACGCTCGATGGAGAACTTCGAGGAAGGTCTAACGCCTAGATCAGCAAAAAAGTTATCAAAAGATTCCTGCCAACGATCGCATACTTTTATTCCCCTCCCGCCGTAATACATGAATCCTGGATGCTTGGGGTTATTGCAGCGATGTAGCATTGATCTGTAGGTACTATACTCGATTGGGTGCAGAACAGAGGGTCCTTTGTTTTTGCACCCGCAGTGCGTTTTTGGGCCGTAAGTATGTATTAAATAATCATGTCTCACAGCTATTTCAAGTCCGCAGCTGCAGGAACATAGCCATACACGCTTCTTTTTGATTCGGTAATTGAGCAGTTTGAGGACCGTTAAATCTCCAAATTGCCGGCCCCGCAAATTAAGCGCGCCCCATTTTAATCGCAAATTATCCGCCATGCGTCACCATTACTTAGATTCAGGTCCAAATAGGAGGAAATGACATGCATGTCTAATCGCATCGCGTGCATGGGGCTTTTTAGCTTGGTAAAATCCCCAGGTTTGTAATTTTTCATCGGAACAGAAACTTTTGCCGGTTTGCGCCATCTGTTTACGATAAGGAGTGTTGCGGCGATAGGCAATATATTCTATAGCACCGATCAGTCGAGATGTGTGCAATGATTGCCAGGCATGACATTCTGTCTTCCAAGCATAGACTTTGTAGTCTTCAAGGATTATCAATTCGGGGTTGTACTTATCTATAGCGTCGGCAACCCTTACGGCTGCCACGGGCATAATGCCGGTAGATAATTGGTCGGCGACTAGCAAAGTGGCGCCTGACATGACGGCTAATCCAGTAGTTTCGCCTGGGTCAAGTGCCAGTATGATTCTGTCTCGTTTTTCTGGGGAATTCTCCCAGCGCTTGGTCAGAATCTCTTCGAACGGTAACATGTAGAGGCCCTAAGGAAACTATGGGCGCATCAATGACGATACGCCCATAGAAGGTCTGCAGTGAAAATGAAGAGTGAAAAGTGACGAAGTACTCTTCGCTTGAGGCACTGGTAGCATACGGCGTCGGAGGATTACTCGAACACTTCCTCAGTTTCCTCAGCCTCTCCAGCTTCAGCTGATGCAGCCTTTTTGACCTTGGTGGCCGCAAAGACAATTTGGTAGCTCACGCCAAGTTCCTTCGCAATCTCCCCTCGCTTCGCGCCCTCATTGAAATAGCGCCGGCGGATGAAGTCCAAACGGCGCTCGCCGGTCGGAAGGACGATTGCAGGGCCGCCACGCGCACCCTTGGCCTTGCCAGTTTCGCTGGTCTCTGCGGTCTCAGCGTCGGTATCAATTTCGTTTTCGTTTTCGTTTTCGTGCTTTTTCCGGGACATAACGTTCTCGCTTTAGTTGAGGTAATGGTAACACGATTTAAATATCCGATCAGCTACATAAATCGGATGTTTATATTATACAGCTTTCGAAAGAAAAATCAACAACTATCTGATGGTCAGTGTTGGGGCGACAGTATATGTGTCGCGATTGTTCTTTTTGCCTGCTTCTGTTATGCCTGTGGAGCGTTCAATCATAGCTTTGTGTGTCTTTACGTATCGAGCTAATCTGCGCGGACTGCAAAGAACTATGTTCGTAGCGTAGTCTTCGATGGCCTCAGCCCATATAGACACTTCCTGGAGAGTGAACTCCCTTCCGCGCTCTATACCTACTATATGGCGCCTATAATATGCATAATCCTTCAAACCGCTCATTACCCAATCATATTCGCTTACTTGGTCGGCTGATTTATTTGACAACCCTGACGCTGTTCTTGATGCGTTAGGGGAATTTAGTACTGCCCCCATCATTTGATATGTCTGCTCGAAATTAGCTAGCCGATGATTACTTTTGAAGTTGCTATCCCATCCAGCATTCGCTTTACGTAGGAATACATGCAAAACGGCTAATTCATGTGCGAGCCATCGGACTCTACCTCCGAACTTATCCAGCATGAACTCAAACCAGGAAGTTTGGAAATTAGTCGAGATCGCCTGCAGCTCAGTAACTATTGCTCGCTGCAATAAATCTGAGTTCTGGAATGGCTGTTGGATGGCTGTAATTGCGAAAACTGTCCTTGCAGGCACTCTATAATTTTCGGAGGTAGTAAACAGTTTACGCATTTCAATAAACGGCTCAGGCTCCGTAACTAAACGACACATTTCGTCCGACAATCTTTGCCTCATTTCTTTATTTAAAATGTGCGCATTGTCAATTGCATGTAATCCTTCTTGAGCTAGAATACTGGCATACCAGTCACGGATGTCGGTAGGCTGATTTCTTAAAGCTGAATAGCCCGTAAGGATATGCAATCGCAATGCATAAATACTTGATTTGCCGCTGCCAGCCTCCCCTATCATAATCTCAATAGGAAGTTGCGTACCTCGCCATCGGAACAGCCAAGGGCTCGCGTAATAAAGTGTCGCCAATAAATCAATGTCGTCTTTATCGATGAAGTTCATCTGCTTTAGAGCTTGTACCCAATAGTACTCATCGTACTTAGGATTGGTATCGAGCCAGCGCAACTGTGCCTGAAATTCCTCCATAAATAGGTCGCCTGAAATGGGCACTACCTGATTAGCGCGAAACAAGATTCCATTTGTACCGTTTAGATGTAAAGTAGCCGGAGTTTTCTGGTTGCCCGAGATGCTGACGTATTGGCCGTCATTCAATTGATATGCTATTTCGTCTTTAGATACGACAGATAAGATGCTTCTAGGTTCAACATTATGCACGGGTTGTTCGCCTGTAAAGCCTGCTGCAAGCCAGTGTACTAGTTTAGGGTCTCCTTGCCCTATATCATACCTGCGATATAGATGCTGTCCGAAAGGAGTCTCGTGCAGAGGTTGGTTAGCATTGCGCAATAGCCCTGCTAACATCAATTTGCGCGTCTTGGCGTCAAAGTAATAAGGTTCATGCGTATTTATATCCATCATACGCGCACCATTTTGATCCATATCCGAAAGTATGACTAACGACAATTCTTTGATCTCCGCTCGCGTCATGTAAGGTTGCGCGAGGTAATCATTTATCATTTCCTTGATATTCGGCAGTAGCGGGAAAGCTGTGTTAAGCTGTAGACAGGAGTTTATGCGCTGCTGCAGATTATTAGCGCCGAATTGGACTAGATAGTCATCTAGTCCCAATTTAGCTTCTTGGCCTCTGCCTGCCGGCAATAGCGAGAGACGCCTGATTTTAGTCAGTTCTATACCTTTTAGGCGTAATTCGAAAGCCAACTTGGCACAGGCCTCAGCGACTTCTTTTTTGGCCGGATAGTCAGAATCAAATACAATCACTACACAGGCGTCTAATTCCTTAATCAGCATAATTAGCTCAGACAGTCCTTGCGCTAAAAAACCTTTACGGTCAACGGTCACATTTAGTGTGGTCTGCTTAGGTAATTTTACTGTCCAGCTATTGTCAGGCAATTTAACGACTTTTGCGTCTTCAGTTAAACTTAAAGTGCGACTCCGCCAATTGTAGATGCCGCCCACAGCACAGCAGGCGAATCCTTCTTTACAGGCCTTCGCCGCCTTCTTCTCGCCCTCAGTGATTAGAATTATATTGGGCCCTTTTGGGTCTGATTTCATGCGCTGTATATTTTTGGCGAAATCTTTGGGGAAGTAAATAAATGTCCCCGATTCCTTTGGCTGCAAATACTTCGCCCCTTTAGGTAAAGGGTTAAATAGACGCAGTCTATAAAAAGGAAGTCTGCGCCCATCTATATCAAAGTACGGAATTATATAGCCAGGAGACTCGGCAGTTGAGCCGTTTTTCGATTGCCTTAAATACAGATAAGGTTTTAGACCTACCGCCGACAGTTCTGCCTCTTCCGCTGTGTAGGCATCCAAATCAGCACTTACCAGCCCACTCTTTTCCAAGTCTCTGTGCAGAAGACTTACAGTAATATCCTGAGACACGACACCTCCGACAGGCGATTATTTCATGATAATTTGGAACGTGCAAGTCATCCTAGATTGCGGATTTAACATATTATTATATCACATAATTCGAGAAAAATCAATGCCCAATTTGTGTTTAGTCGCTTTGAGTTCCTTGCAGCAATTGAATCTCGCGCAACTTGCTATTCGCTTCCTCTAGGGAGGATTCTAGTATCTTAGCCGCACGTATCCAATCGCCTACTGTTATCCTGTCGAACAATAAAGTAGGGTTATCAACCGGAGAAGTTAATGCAGAGTCAATAGGAACATATATGTATTGCGGAGGTGTATGCACCTCAACTGGGGTGGATAGAACCACTGGTCCACCTCTCAGAGGAGTTGAAGAACATCCCGACAGCAAAATCAAAAATAGGAACGCAGCCGATTTATTCTGCATGGCTCTTCTCCTGTAGCGCCGGACAAACTGGCGTGTTTAGCAGTGCTGTACAATCGTCATCCTGAACCAGATTCGAGTACTTAGAGCTCCACAGACTTAATTTGTGCTGTATTTCTTTTCGTTTAAGGCTTTCGGTCTTCGCTGCGATTTGGCTCTTTCTGGTCTGTTCCTGCAGCTCCTCTAGATTTCGGCGTGCTATAGCATCTGCCTCGGCTAGGCGCTTCATCCATTCTTTGTTAATCGTAGCTGCACCAGATAGTTCAGATTCCATGCGACTAATCTCGCTTTTATAGTGCTGAATTTGGATTTCATTCGCACGCGCGTCCGCCATGGACAGTTTTAACGCAAATCCTAGACCTGCAATAATCAAAATACCTATGCTAGAAGCTATGGTGAAAGGTGTCATCAGCGTTTCTCCGGTTATCAGGTTTATCTTCCGACTTCAATTTCGATTTCAATTTCAACCGCTTCCTACGTTTTTCTTTGCGCATAAAATCTTCCTTACCCAGGCAGGCGCCGGAAATATCCTTAACAAAAGTGTAGTTGGTCGGCAAATGTTTCGACATACGTAAGGATGTGTATACCTTGTTGTGTTAGTTACTGGTTGAGGATTTTAAATCCTACGGTCCTACTACGTTTGCCTCTGTCGCCGATTATCACCTGCCACGTTATTTTAGAAGGGCTTAGGACGTCGATCCCTTGCGCATTTACCTTGAACGTAATAACACCTTGCGGAGTGAATGAATGACCCGGGAGTAGATTTATATTATCTACCTCTTCAACCACGCTCGTAACCGAATCAGTACCAACTAAGGCAGTGAAGTCCATTGTATAAGTATCTTCATCTTGCGGATCGAGCTCTAGCATTATCCCCGGAAACCATGTAATCTGTTGCATAGTACTATTCCTTCTTAGAGCACAACAATTGATGTGGGAAGTTCATCTACAATTACATTGCGAGGTGTGGCGGGTATGGTTACGCTTGAGTTTATATTTGTCCCCGTCGAAACTGTGATAGTTAAGACGCCACTATGAGCTTGCATAGCCTGCATAAAGGCGCCAACCAAATCGATGCTCGGAACGTTAATGCTGTGCAGTGCACCCGTATGAATCTGTATCCCTTGGGCAACTGCTCCGGTAAAGTCAAAGGTGGGAGTAGTGGTAGATAAGGCGCCGATATGGTCTTGAGCAGTTTGCTCTGCTGTCCCGATTAGATCAAATACTGGTACGGTGATACTTAGTGTGCCAGTATACGCCTGTACTGCCTGTAGATAAGAACCGGTGAAATTAAATCCTGGAGCAGTGACGTTCAAGCTGCCATCATGCACTTGAGTGGTTTGATCATATGTGCCTGCAAATGCAAATACAGGCACAGTCGTCAGCAATGCTCCCATATGCGACTGAGTAGACTGTGCATATACCCCAGTAAAACCTGTAGTAGGGACGCCAACTTCTAATGTACCGAAGTGAGAGTGTAGAGTCTGACTGTATGCGCCTGCAAATGCACTGGTTGGCACCGTGGTGGCTAGACTGCCTACCTGAGAGTGTAGAGTCTGTGCGTATGTGCCAATTAAACTGTAATTGGGCGCCGTGGTGGCTAGACTGCCTACCTGCACCTGTAAAGTCTGCGTGTGCGATCCCAGCAAAGTCCTGACAGGAGTAATTTCTAACGTGCCAGCGTGCGCCTGTACGGCCTGCCCATACGCGCCAGATAAGTCCCTGGCATCAACGGCTGCCTGTACAGCCACTAAGAATAGAATAGCCCCCTGATTAGGTGTCTCAGTCCATGTGGTAGTATATGTTCCTGCGCTGACTACATCTCGCGTAGCTACTGCACCCTGAACCGACCCTGACACTCCCGATAGAAACTCTTGAACTACTGCGAATCCATTGTCAGGTACGGCAGTATGAGGGCCTCCACCATCATCACCCCACCATCCAGCTATCAATGTAGCTGGGCCAGTGACAGTTACAGATGGATGTGTAAGTGGGCCAGCGTCTTTAAGTATTTCAGTCTGGGTAAACCCAGACACTGTAGACCCTCGCTTGACCTCCACAGCTATAAACGTAGCTTCCTCAGACTCATTAAATGCACCACCGGTCTTAATAGATGACACAACATGTCCAACCCCACCGAGACCGGAGGCCGCATACATATCTACGCCGAAGTCTGGCCCCCATAGGGTATACGGAATATGCGCTCCCAACTTCTCGTATGTATTTCCCTTCGTGTCTGTTGGAACCGCGTGGGCTGTAAGTCTTCCGCCATGCATCACAACTACTGTGATGTTACTGGCGTCTGTAGTACCGAGATCCGCCGTTAATGGGCTTGTCCCAGTAAATTGTACGTCAACATCTATGGCTGAAGACCCAGTTACGGGTACAGACGTACTAGGACCAGAAGATGATAGCACCCCACCATGATTCTGAGTCGCCTGAATATAAGACCCTATCAGAGAACTAGAGCCAGTAATCACTAACGTACCTGCGTGACTCTGGATAGACTGCGCGTACAATCCTATAGCGCTAGTGCCCGCAGTGGTAGTCCCTATCGTACCACCCTGGACTTGCGTGGCCTGTGTATGCGCACCTACAAGCTCTGATGACGGCAACGCTGAGGACGCCTTCACAGATATGATCGAGCCAGCTAAGAAGGCGCCTCCAGGGTTTCCATCTCCAAAGTTAACTCCAAAACTAGAATTAGACCCTATAACTCTAGCGAACAGTGCACTAGGCCAGAAGCTATTGCCGTCAGCCTCCTCAGACAACTTAGTGAACGTGCCAGTAGAATCAGAATATGCATTAGAGATATTGCCAGAAGCAACTTGAGCCAGCACGACTTCATCAGGCTGAGAGAATGGCCCTACAGAGATAACTAGACTCTGCTGACTATCACCATTTCTTCCCGTGACTACATCAATGCCGGAAGATTGAGCCCCCAATACCTCTATGAAATGTACTGGAGAATAAGCAGTACTAGAAAACTGCACCGTCACGGTGTGCGCTGAGCCGCCTATACCATTCTCTGATGCCCATATTTCAGTACTGAACCCACTCCCTGTGTATGTAGCTCCTACCTTCGAGTATATGTTTCCTTTTGAATCCGTTACGGAAGTTACTGACGCGGTAGAATCATAGCTAAATCCTACAAAGAAGCTACTACCGGACGATGCAGACACTCCGGCGGAAGTCGTAGTAGCTGAGGCGGATGCTGCACCTTTTCCTATGAGTCTAGCGCTTATCACAGAAATTACTCCTAGTTACCTTCCATCCCCTGGTGTAGCGAGATCCCTTAGCAACCTTAGTTATCTCGCCACACCGACAGCACTTCTTCTCTACCCACACCGCCGTGGGCATGGGAATGAATCCTATGCCAGCCGCGCACTGCTCGCACACGTACGCAGCCTTTAGACGGTTAGCCATCAGCCGCTACGCCGCTTGAGTGATTGTGTCGGAAGTAACCGTCACCGTCCCGCCAGCCACCAGAGCGGTATCAGCCACGGTGTAGTCCCCGCCACCCGCTGTAGCGGTGACTGAAAAGTCCCGGCGGATAGTGTCCGCGGCGTTGCGCATACGCGCCCAGCCTACGGTACCACTTGCGGCGATAGTTACTGACCACGTTCCCGCCTTGCTGGCCGAGCCGGAAGCCGCTGCGCTATGTGCGTCCGCGGGAAGAGGGATAGAAGCTAGCAGCGTCCCTGTTGCGGCAGTATCTGCAGAGGCCGGCTGAGCACCAGTATACAGATCTAAGAATCCGCTCGCAAACGCGGCGTCAACAGCATCAATTTGAAGATTGCGCAATGCGATATTGTCTCTACGTGCCATGATAATTCTCCTTGATTGAACTTAGGTTGGGTTAAACGCGGTTAAAGCTACATTGCAGGACAGAAGCCAAAAATCTGTCCATGTTTCCCTGTGAGGTTTGCCAGGTCTCCAATTCCTGATATAGTATTCCCAACTATCCTCAGAGGTTCTACTTCCTAGGTGCGGTAACGGAGCACTATCTGTCCATAACAGTAATCGAGCAATCCCGCACGCCAGTCTATCGTTATACTGCAATTGGTCGTACACAACCTTGATATTATTCTCTACTCCCAGTAAAGTCAGTAATTCCCCGGCGTAGGTAGATGAATTTGGGTGCGTGAGGACGCCTTTTACACCTCCGTTCATTTCAAATTGCCAAAAGCCCTTAGCGGGACCTCCTATTTGCTTACGATGTTGAAATCGAGATTCTTGTAATCCTATTGCTAAGAGCATGGCTTGCGCCCTAGTGGAATGCATATTTTCAGGTAAAAGATTTAGACCTGGTAGAATATTGTCACGTAAAACATGTGATAATGTGTCAAAGGTAATTAAACTCATTTTATTCTCCAGTCGAAAAAGACTATAGGTTATTGAACATTTCCACGGAGATGTTAACGTTGGCTGTAGCCACTACAGCTAGATCAGACCTACGCCGAATCTGTATCTGTATTACCACCGAAGCGAACTTACTGGCTCCACTTGTTGACGTAGTTACTGAAGCACCCCAATCCCTTGATCCTCCGATAGCGCCAAGCTGAAGCCAAGTCCCATAGGAGCCAGACATAATAGCTCCATCTGGATTACTCAGAATAGCGGCCATAGCGTCAAACCCTTCTGCAACTATGGTGCTCTCAGGATCTAGCCACTCTGTAAACGGAGGTATCTCCGTGAACGCCCCTCCATTTAAAGACTGGCGCAGCTTGCCGCCAGTGGCCAGCCTGAACACCACTGAGGCCGTTCCCGGGGACTGCTTGGCCGCACTTAGATTCTTATTTGTCAGAGTTACTCCCCCAGTAGATGGAAGTATATCAACCCATGCGCCCGACGCTCGGCGCTTGCCGATGGTCAGGCTGACCCACGCACCTGCCGAACGGCGCTTTATTGTCGTGAGAGTTACGTTCGCGCCACCTGATTTTCTTGTGAATGTCATAGGTCACCAGAACCAAAGGTCGCCATCAGCCGCCGCTGCACCAGGATCGGCCGACTGGACGAAAACACGGGGCTGACTTGTGAGATTAAAGGGGGAGTTAGCATTGCCTCTACGGAATCCCGCCGTAGCGTCCAGAGTGCCAGTGAATTGCGCTCCGTTAAGAGACCCATCCAGACGTGCAATCGGCCCTAGATCAGTGCCATCCACCATGACTCTCAGCCCACTGCCGTCTGTACCCCATCCAATAAACACCTTATTGGTGCCCTGTAGTGTACCGCCGCCCTGCTGCACTGGCGTAAAAGTTAGCCCGCTGCCAGCAGGCGCTTGCGCTTCCCACGCTATTCCGTTCCATGTGGGCACGTTGCCAGTAACGGCCCCAGATTGCTGGATGCTGATAAGTGGGATCGTTATCGCTTGCGCCACCCACGTTGTTCCGTTCCATGTGGGGACGTTACCGTTCGCGTGATTGGTAGCGAAGTTCCCAGAGTGCCACAGCGTATTGTTATTGATCGTAGCTCCGCTAGAGGTTAGCTTTAGAGTCGTGGTAGGATCTCCAGCAGAGTTCAGGCTAGATAAAGTTGTCGTTCCCCCCAACGTGGTAGCCCCAAGAAATTCATGTGGTGCCCCGCCTGCCCCACCGCCAAGCCGTAGGGATGCAGTAGACCAGAAATTATTGGATATCCCGGCTAGCTGGAAGTGAGGATTGAGGCTATCGCCAAACGTTACCCTTCCCTCACCACTGGTAAATTGATCCACCACAACTTCAGCCACACCGCTAATCCTGCCCCCAGTAACTACAGATCCTGAAGAGTTTGTCACCTGCGCGGCCGAAAATATCTCAACTCCGCTTGTGGATACAATATTGAAATTATCCGCAAGAACTGTGAAGCTATTAGTCACCCCGTCATTATTGATCTCGTATCCGACTACTTTTCCGTTAACGTCTAGCTTCAGAAATGCGCGGGCCTCTAGACCGTTGATGCTGGTCTGCTGACTGCTGATGGTAGCCGTGTTGCCGTCAACCGTGGTGGACACGGTATTGATCTGGCTGGCTAGCGCCGAGTCCTGATTCGCTCGCGCTATGGCCTCGCTATTGATGGAAGCCGTATTGGCGTCAATCCTTCCGTCGGATATATTAACCCATGACGAGCCGTTCCACTGATAGAGCTTATTACCGTCATCTGTATCGATCCACAGGTCATTGACAATAAGCGTGCCGTCATTCACTGGGGGAGTTGTCTGACTGAATATCCTGTTCCTAAGCCCGAACCGAGCATCCGATCTATCCGCCCACGAAGTGCCATTCCACACATACGTCCGATTGCCGTCATCAGTGTCTATCCATAAGTCACCCACCGCGAACGGCCCGCCAGCCGGAGCGCTTGGCTGTACGAACACCCTATTCTTAGTTCCTACGGATGCTTCAAGGGAAGTTATCTGGCTGGCTTGCGCCGTCACCTGCCCGTCTATTACTGAGACCTCAGACTGAAGAGCGGTAAGCGCGGTAGCGGTGGACTCAATCCGCACATCAGAGACCAGCACCCATGAAGCTCCATCCCAGGCACGCTGCTTGAAGCCGTCATCAGAATCGAGCCACAGGTCTCCGACGTTGAACGGGAACTGAGGGTCGGCTACTGGCTCGCCCGGCTGAATGAATACTCTGTTGACGTCAGAGAATCTCTCATCGGATATTGGCTGCCACCCTTCAGGAGTCCATCCATACAGCTTATTGTTGTCGTCAGTGTCTACCCACTTATCTCCAAAGATCAAGGATCCCACCAATGGGTCTCCATCAACTGGAGCGTTATCCTGAATGAATGTATGATTCTTAGTCTCGGAAGAAACCGATACCGCCGTTATGGCCTGCTCTGCGTTCTGCACCCGGATACTAAGAGCGCTATTCTTAGACGACCCAATCTGAGCGAACAGAGCCTTCACTCCAGTAGAATTACTCACTGACTACTCTCCCTATTCATAGTTATCGTGGAAGAAACATCCTTAGTGTCCCCTACAGAGTCAGTTATCCTCAGATTCCAAGTCGCAATCCAGATACCCTGGAACCGACCGGCACTCACGGAGAACAGAGGGTTAATTACTGACGGGTTGCTTATATGGACACTAGAGCTTCCCGATACGAACGTCCATAGAAACGTGTATGGGGGACTACCCCCGGACACAGATATTAATGGAGTGCCTGACGGCACGCACACGCCAGGAGGAGAAGTGATGCAGAACCCAAACACGTTTGGATTTCCAGACACAACCATGTCTGTAGTGGTTCTAATAAGACGAACCTGAAGATTCTTGAATACCAGAACTCCTGTACTGTCTACCACAGTGGCCCGCCATGTCGATTCATCGTCCTCCTTAGTAAGCCCGTTCACTAGGGAGAACGTAGGACTTTGTATCTCGGCGTTATCTATCTGGGATAACTCCCCGCCAACTATTCTGCTCCACGATATAGTGTATGGAGGAGTTCCGCCTACTATTGTCACTACTGCCTGAACCGACGGCACGCACGCCACGCCACCAGAAACCACACACTCGGCCTGGATTGGGTCGGCTTGAACTTCTATGGGGTCTACTCCTGGCGGAAGCTCCGGGCTTCCTCCTCCATCTACCGTCCCGTCTCCGTTAGGATCTACATCCACAGAAGTACGTAGCAGCCATTCCGCCCCTCCCGATACAGTGGCTAGACCTATGGTGTCCGCCCTGCCAAGAACCTGAGTAGGAACGTATAGTTCCCCGCTCTCGAACACTACCGACCCCGGCCATGCAATGCCGAACTGTCCCCCCTGAATAACTACTATGATTATTATCTTTTCCTCCGGCACATTGACGAAGGATACTGCCGTCACGTCCCTAGATAGAAGAAGGGAGAACTGTTCTTCAACCTTACAGTCCACCACCACCTCACCGGTAATGTCGTCTATGATCAGTGGAGTCAGTGGACGATTCAGAAGAACAGGCGTATGTATTGCGCTGACCCAGTTGCTGCTCAAGCCAGTAGGCCCGATGTTGCGCACCTCTATGACGTATTCCACGCCTCTGTCTGTTCCGTCTATGAACACTGACTTCTGGTTATCGTTTAGGCGTCTAATCTCCCACACGTCCTCAGAGTCTAGTGGACGCCATCTAACCTCAGAAAATTGAATAGGTCCGCTCACTTATCTCGGCCTTATGATTGGTCCAGGAAGACCTCCGCCGAATATCGGAGAAGGGACAGTCGGGTTGATTATGGTTATTCCTATCCCCGGCGTGGTGTTGCCATTATCATCTACTGGACTATCCGCTGGATCAGAGGATATATACACCAGCGGAGGGGGAGGAGGTTCTAAGACTAATGATCCGGTTATTGAGGATATGAATGTAGGCGGGGGATTGTTGTCGAATGTGAACAGTTCTTCTGAGTACTCTTTAAGAGATATTGTGGCCCCTAGATTCTCAGAAGCCTCTACTCCCAGAACTACCATCTTGCGGGTGTCGGTCACAGAAGATCCCAACACCGCCAGATCCCCAACAGACACTCCTGGGTCTATGGAGGTAAGAGTGAACGATGAAGCCAGACCCGTAGTTACTGGCTGAACCGCACCAACCCACACTCCGCCGTTCTGCTTCCTAACACTTACAGAATAGGTAAGTGTAGAACTCACCTCTATTGGACTGCTAACGGTGATCGTGGTTCCCGAGATACCGACTATACGCCCCCATCCTTCCCCCCATTCTATGACATCGTGCGCGACCAGTACCATGTCCCCACGGGTGCAGACTATGTTCTCTATAGAAGTTTCAATGGACATGGTGTTCTGAGAATGCTTCCCCTGACCAAGGATGTTTCTTCCCATCTTCCACACCGCAGTGGCTGAAGTGACATACGGCATTGTGATAGTCTCAAACTTAGTCGCCTCGGGTAGCACGCTGGCGTTTCCGTGGGCATCCACACCTAGCATAGAGTACCCGTCGTTCAGGGCTATTATCTCGTCCACCTGCCAGTTAGCCTCCAGGTTTATGAACTTCATCCGGAGAGCATGGGGCGGGTCTAGGAATGGTCTGTTTCCGCGAAACTCCTTAGAATTTGCCGGAGTAAACATCTGGCTGGGAACTGATATCGGTTTGTCCCACACTATTCCATACTTACCGTCTGTAGTAGACAAAGAACCTCTGCCGGTAAGAAGCACGTCTCTTAGAAGATCGAACAGTGTGGTCACAGAATCAACTGCGCCCCTACAGGAAAATCCCTCTAGATCACAGTGCTGAGCGAATGCGAACACTGAGTCTATATCTATTCTTGATTCAGGTAGAAAAAGATCTACCGCCTCCGATTGAGTCATCAGCCAGTGCATTATCCAGGCCGGGTTTGTCTGTTCTTCCGGTACTGTCCACGCCGTTCCTGTCCATCTACGCACCTTCTGCTTCACTAACATATTTATCTGGTTCACTACTCCGTTTAGTTGGTCAGTGGCCTTCATTCGTATAGCTAGCTTGTTAGTTCCGGTAGTAGATGGAGACGTATGAACTATAGACCTCATGGTAGTCCAGTTCATTACTCCTACCCTAGATCCAGGATCGGTGATCTGCTTATTCACAGGCCCGTAGACACTAGAACTTCTAGTGACCCGTACGTCGTACTGACCAGAAGCAACCATCCACCTAACCCCCACACTGAAGGCTTTTCTTGAAGACGATGAAATGGATACAAAAGATCCTGATCGGCGTATGGCCCCTGAAGAAGTGGTCATTGTAACGCCGGGATCAGTTACGCTGACCCACGGATCTACGGAGTTAGCCAGCTTGAATTCTATTGTGAGATTTATCGAGGAAACTAGAGTCTTACCCTTAGAACTTATGGCGAATAGACCACCCGGCATGGAAAAGTCTATGGAGATCTCGTCTGTGTCTACTGACGTGGATCTAGTGAATGAGTTACCGTCTTCATTCATTGACAACGACACCGACACCTCATTATAGTCATCACTGAATAGAGACGGTGCCGTTCCAAACTCCATCTCCACTTCTGGGAATGTAGATATGTCAGTGTCTCCAATTCTTATATTGGATACATCTAAGTTTCCGTACCCTAGATCCAGTAGAACTCTTAGATACTGATCATTCCCGCTAATCTCCGTATATGGTCTAGCTGCGAATGGGGGAAAGAATCTTACCTCCCCTATCACCATAGGAATAGTCCCAAACGGCAGTAGCTGATTAGACGTACCAGTTATAAAGCTTAGTCCTTCTGGCTGTTCTCCCTGACTAAGTTTGGGCGGCTTTATCGGCACCAAGGCATTGACCAACAGCATTCCTCCCATGGCTATACCAGCCTGAAGTGCTGCCTCCCCAAACGGCCCATACCCGGCAAGGGGTGGAAAATAGATAGCTGCAATGATTACTGCGATCATCAGTATGGATCTAAGTATCTTATTGCCTCCGCCTTGCGGTACAAACACGGCGCGAACCAGCGTGCCCGGCTTTGGCCGAATATGCGCCCACATGGCTCTTGGAATCTCTACCCCGCCTATCAGAAGAGATACCGACTCATCACAATCTCCTACGGATTCAGCTAGCGTCTTACTGCTATCAATCTGGGCGTATAGACTATCCCTGCTCACGGGACTGGGACATACTGACAGATTATACATAGCTGTAGAACCCCTCTATCCTGTCTTTCCACACCGGGGATGAAAGCCGTTCAGTGCAGACAGAACAATCCTCCGGACAATGAATGAATCGTCCTTCGCCTAGGCAAACTCCTACATGACCTTTGCTGTGACTTCGCTTACTTCCTATCCTAAAGACAACTAGATCCCACTTAGCGGGATGATCTACCTTACGCCAATTTTTCAACCCTTCCTCTATAGCTTCTCGCACCCCACCCCTATCATGGGTGCTGAAGTAGTCACCGCTGTATGAGGGTAGTTCTACTCCTAGATTTTCTTGCAGTATCATCCGGGCCAGACCCCAACAATCGCAGCCGGTAGAATCTCTACCCTTTTCCTTGAATGGTATGCTCATGTACTTATCTAGGTTCATGAGAATATTCCCTTACTATTGGTGGGAGTATAGGTCTGCAGAGGAACAGCCCTAGAAAGTATGTCTTCCTGAAACCCAAGAACGCCAGAAACCGCCTTCGCATTGTACGTTATAGACAGCAGGGAAAACTCTAGAGGACCAACCTCTACCACGTCAGGAGTAGTTGCCGTCACTACTAGAATTGTCACCTTTGGAACACCAGAAATATTCCTAAGCGCCCGCAGTATCTCCAGTGAGATGTTTTCAAAGGATATAGCTACTGTGGGAAGTCTGTCGCTGACATCATCCGGTAGCTGAACAGAGAATGCGAACGGCACATAGATTCCGTCCGACCTAACTATTGACTCAGTATTGTACACGACGCGGATAGTAGATACGGATGGGTGTTCTATCCTAAGACACACCAGAAATACTTCCGCAGTCTGCTGAGCCAATACTTCTCTTAGCGCGTTAGCTGATATCTGTCTGCTCATTCAGCCCTAAACTCCACTGCCGTATTCCAGTTATCATACTCTACCGCTGTGTGCTGAGGTCTCTTTGTAAACACATACGTGGCCATGGCCCCAGTTCGCTGATCAATCATCGAGAATGGAAGTACGTCCTTCAGAGTATTTTCCACAAACGCGTCCAGTATCTGAACCTGTTGGGTTGTCAAAGTTAGGGTACCACTTACGATTGTAGGGGCCTTGGTGAACCTGCGTCTAGCACTGTAAGGACCAGCAGCGTTCTCTGACCGTATAACGTTAGACTCTGGAGCATACGTAGCCCCATAGTTGAGTTGTGGAAGTGTACCGGGCCACGTCTCCACCGTCTTACCTCCTAGCCGAACGTTTAAGACCGAACGTGTCCGTTATAGTCTTAGCCACAGAACCATTAGAAGATATGTTGGAGGATACCTCCCCCAGCATCAATTTTATCAGTGCTCTACCGTCTTGTTTCTGACCTACCTCACTTGTGACTCCCTCACCCTTACCCTGGAACACTTGGATAGTAAGCTGAACCACTCCTCCATCGCTGCCGCCACCGCCGCCCACGGACAGCACGCCAAGCCTTCCGCGGCTATCCTGCTTAACGGGCATGATAGCCTCCTTGCCATCCTCGCCAGCCTGTAGCAGCTTACCACCCGCCATACCTAGCAGGGTAGGCTTGCCGATAATGCCGCCGTTAGCGTAGTTCTGGATCGGCATACCGGCCTCGAATATGCCGCCCTTGGCCGCTAACCGGCTGGCATCGAACCCAGCATCACCTACGCCGCCCTTTATACCTGTAAGGGAGCTACCCCCGCCCAGGAAAGCGCCTAGTAGACTCCGCAGAATGGAGGAAAGAAGTATCTTAGCTTCCATGCGAATCAAGTCTGCGATTATCGAGCTAGCTAAGGACTTAAATCCCAGCTTCCCAGTCTGCGTGAACGATACGATACTGTTGGCCATCCCGTCGAACGCGCCAATCGTTATATCTCTCACCGTTATGGCCGACTGCGTAGACGAAGATATGAACTCCTCAACTCCCACACGAAGTCCTGCCCTCCAGTCATTGAGGGCTTCCTGACGCCTATTGAACGCTTCTATCTCGTTATTAAGTAGTTCCTGCTCGGCACTATTTATCTTAGCCAGTTCAGAAACGTATCTCTCATTATTCTCACTGGTTACGTCCCCAAACCTATCGGCCAGAGTCATGCGCTCCCTATCAACTTGAAGGCGTATGCTGTCCAGTCTAAACGCTATCTCGCTTTCTGCACTGCTCCTAGTTATAGACCTAATCTCATCATCGGCGGCAGCCGCCTGACCCTTAGATATCTTCGCCAGCCTGTCGGCTATATCCGCAGAAAGCTCATCTACTCTGGCCGCTTCTTTATTAGCCTGAGTCAGCTTATCTCTAGCGATAAGCTCATTGAGAGCAAGTCTGGCTCCATCTTTATGGGCATCGTTTATCTTCAGATTGCCCGCTTCTAGGTCGGCTAGAGTCTTAACCGCTATTCTGCTTACCGCCGATAGCTGTATCTGTCCATCGCTACTGGCATCAAGCAGAGCATTGTTCTCTGTAAGAATTTTGTTGAGAGCAGCTAATCCAGCGGCCTGCTGTCTGGTCAGTCGGTCGGCTTCTTTCTGTGCGTCTGACTTCCCTTCCTTTCTAGGCTCCTAGTCTCGGAATCTGCGGTTTATGGCGTCAATTCTCGCCTGTTGCGCTTCCTTGGTCACCGACGGGTCACTTATTCCCGTTCTAGCCGATATCTCTAGCGCTTCCGCAGTTTCCTTGGCTTCCTGGCGCAACTCTCTCTGCCGTCTCTTTTCTCGAACAAGTTTGGTGTCTATTGTGTCTAGTCTAGTTACTAACGCCGCAAACCTACTGACATCTCGGGCTTCCGCTGAACTAGCCTCCGACTCAGCTTGTGCGTCCCTCTTAGGAGCTAAAATCTTTGAGATAGACCTCTGAGCTTCCGACAACTTGCGCAGCGTATCTTCAGCACGGTTCAGCTCGAATCTGCCGAATATGTCTAGACCACCGTCTTTCTCCTTATCCTTAAGCTCATCTATCTGAACTAGCAGTCTAGACATCTGAGAACTAAGACTACTCAAAGCTTGTTCCGCGTCCGGAACAATGCTGAAGTTGCCTATAGAGTCGAGTGCCCCTGAAAAAGCATTAGATATCGCAGTACCAAGTTTAGAGAATACGCCAGCAGAATCCTCAGTCTCCTT